TAGCGTTACGATAGTGGCTTTCAAACATACTGTCTTTCTGACTTGCTTCTCTGCCGTAGCCTGCTCTTATAATGACCGCTTTTATACCGCTGCTTTTAAGCTGTGCAAAGTTAATATTCTGCTGCCACTCTGAAATATCAACAACAGTTACAGATTTGCTCATTTAATATACCCCATTTCTTTGTAATATTTTTTCTCTTCCTCAATTTCGTCATCGGTAATACTGTCAATTTCATCGTCAGACACACCCATTACAGACTTAATCTGTTCTCTGTCTGTGTTATATGCCAGTGCTTTGATAAGCTGTCTTTTTTTCTGTTCATTCATAAATAATTACTCCTCCGTCTTTTTATTGATTGCTTCTGCAATCTTTTTGTTGTCATCAATCATCTGTCGCATAATCACAAGTGCTGCATCAACAAGTTTTGAGAAAACACACCAAGGTATTATCTTAGTAATTGTTGGATACTGTTTAACGGCAAGGTCATAAGCATATCTGATCTTAAGTTTACCGGTACCACTTCCAAGGTATTTTTCAGCCTCAGAAACAGCAAATACAAGCCAGTTCCTGAAACTTTTAAACCTCATCGCTGCCACAATTACAAGAATTACAGCCACAACTGCAATTATGTAGAATATAATGTCACTCATTATCTATCACCTCCTCTCCGCAATCTTCAAAGCTATCCTGCTCAGCAGAATTTTTTATTTTCTGCTTATTTTCAACTGCCGATTTAATCAGATATGTAACAATACCGCCTGTCATCGGCAAGCCAACATAAGAAAATAAGCCATCAATATTAACACTATCCGGTGTAAGTGTTAGCTGATAGCCTGTTATAATAGCTCCATAAATAGCGACTGTAAACCAAAGAACTACCATTGCTACAATAATAACTTTTGAATACTCTCGCCAGGATGTTTTGTGTTTACTTGTTTTTTTCTTGTTCATTTTTTAGCCTCCAAGTTGTCTGATAATAAAGCCAATTGCCGCACTCACAATGGCCGTAATCGCATAAGCAATCACACTACGCCACTTTTCGCCATCTCGACTTTCGAGCTGCTGTAAGCGTTTACCTTGCGATTCCTGCTCTTTAACCATCAGCTCAATACTTTGAGCAAGTTTTTCTACTGATACAGTTAAAGATCCGATCTGTTTTGTGTTCTCTTCAAGAATTTCAAGACGTTTATTCTGCCTTTCGTTTTCTTCTTGCAGTCTTGCTTTGAATTCTTCATGCTCTGCTCTTGAAATAGGGCTGTCCATATGTGTTATACCTCGCTTTCATTTGATGATGTATCATCACTCTACCTCGTTTCCGTCAACTGTAACTTTCCAATCACAACGCTCCGCAGGTGCAGAATACATCTTTTTGACTTCTGAAATATTAATACACTTTTCAATATTAACAGTGTTTGGAGTATCAGAATATGCGCCCTTGAGAGTTCTTGCTTGGATTTCCGTTCCACCAAAATCACAATTTCTGATTGTAATATTCGAGCCTGTTTTCATATGTAAGCCGAAGCTGCTATTATCTGCATTATCGTGATTTTGATAACCTATCGTGCAATGCGTAGGTATGATTTTACAATTTTCAATTAAGCCGACTTCGCCAAAGCTATGACCGCAACCAAAAACTGGCACTGTTGTTTTATCGGCATAATCTACGCAATCAGCACGACCGCCCCACTTAAAAATACAATTTGCCACAACCCAATTTGTCGCATAGCCTGTGCCGCCGCTTTCAAGGTGAAGAGCATAACGGATATTTTTACAATCAAAAGTGAATCCTTTAATGTGCGTATGAACATTGAGGTCAAGATGGAACGGGCATTTTTTGATTATATCTTCTGACTTCAATGTAGACTTATCAAAACCTGTCGCACCGTCCCACTTAATTATTGTAGCCTGTGGATTGTATATATTTTCAGACTCGTAATAAACATAGTCTTTCATCATTACACCACGATAACTTACAAGCCCCACATCGGACAAACCTGCGTATCTATCTTGCAGATTTGTATATGTGCCTTGTGCAACGATGATTGTGTAGCGATTATGATAGTTGTTGTCTGTTATACTATCATTAGCAGACAGAATAGAGTTGAACTTTGTAACACCAAAACCGTCTGTATCTTCGTCATAATCATTCGAAACATACAAGTAATGCATAGTATAGTCGGGAGCTTGATACAATTCTGGCTTAATGCTTGACTTAATTAAATCGGGATTAGCATACGCTGTGCTTTTGTTGTTTTGCTCAATCTGCAAGTTACAAGCATTGTCTACGATTCTATCGGTAGCAATTGCTACTTTAATTGCGTCTATGATGATACTTGTAGTTGCCGTATATGTAGCAACTGCATTCTTGAAAGCACTAACTTCTGACAAGAGCCACGATGAGCTGATTACCTTCTGACTATTCGCAGGATAGAACACACAACCGCTGTTTGCAATATTAGCAAAATTCTGCAACGATAAGCAATACGCTTTGCCTTGTTCAAGAGTAACAGCACGCTTGAGTTTGAGATAGAAATTAACCGCAGCGGTAGATGTGCCGCTTAGTGTTATTTTGTTGTTGCTGACTGAAATTGTAACGCCGTTTGCTATCTGTTCTGTGTCCTCAAGCGATGTGAGATTAATGCTTGTAGATGTATTGAGCAAAGAGTCTTTTGCTATCATTTTTGCAGATGCGGTTTCAATTGCGGAATTAACATCATTTTTGGTTGCTAAATTTGCGCCTGTTGGTTCATATTTAGATTTTGTATTTATTACTGACTTGTTCACAAAAACGCTGAAATGCTGTGTAGTTAGAATTGTATCATTTTCGCTTAGCACAAGCTCGCACTGCATCATACCTGCGAGCTGTAGCATTGATTTCGCAAGAGTGATTTTAACCGCATTGTCTGCAACTATACAAGGCACATTTTCAGCGACGATAACATTATTCACAGTTGCGTTAAACGCAGCGGTAACGCTTGAAGATAGCGCTACCGGTTGTGAATCAGCATATAGCTTACATTCAATGATGCGTGATTTGTCGTCATTTTGAGCGACTATTATACTTTCGTAATTTCTGTCTTTGTATACATCAAGATTAAGTTTGTATTTTACATTCAATTATGTTCACCTCATTTTACGAAATCAGATAGCTTAGTTTTGAACGAACCAAGCTCAAGCTGTTTATACCGTTCTCTAAGCGTATCATATGTAGTTTTGACTATTTTGGATTCCGCTGCGATACTGTCACTTAAGATTACTGTAACAGTATCGCAAAGATTAAACTGTTGCATATCGTCAAGGACCGCTTCTACATCAACTTTAATATTGCTCTTGATCTCGCCGAGTTTATCCCCTCCTATATAAGCCGTTGCTGCTATTCTGCAAGTGTTTTTGACAAATTCGTATCCGTCGCCTGTCGAAGAGTTGACAATTATTCCGTTAACAAGATTGTCAGGAACTGGATATACACTTAGTTTATTTGTTTTTGATTTTTGTTCAAAAATCTCATAAGGGTCAGCAATTATCTGTATGTCTTGCTTTGAAAATTCATCATAAACAGTAGCATAAGCACACACATGGCTTATTGTAGTTTCGCTCGACTGTGTTTTTTCATAGCTTGAGATGTTATCACCCCATTTAAGTCGATATGCTCTTTTTTTGCCTCTGCTTTTTAGAAATGAAACATTGAAGTTATTCCACTTGTATTCACCGTGAAACAAATCAAGTAAGCTGCCTTCTGCTCCGCCAAGAAAATCGCCGAGCGTGCAAACTTGAGTAAAGCCGAGCTTGATGTTTTTTCTGTCCGTTATATCTGACGAAAATACATAGTTGTTGTCAAAAAGAGCATCTAAATTTTCGTAAGCCTCCGCAGGTGAATAGAGTTGTGCTGATGTTTCGCCTGCGGCAAGAATGTTGTTATAGCAGTTATGTTTGATGTGCTTCGCTTTGATACTAAGCACATTGTTTTTTTCTACTACCTCGTAGATTTCAAAAAATTGTGCTTCGTCTGCTGGGTTTGGCTTTGCGTATATATAATTTTGTACAACAGCACTTTCGGCACATTCGGAGTTTTTAACAACGCTTGCACTTAGTGTGTAATCTGCGTTGCGTGACTCTTCGACGGTACATTCTGTGCAACCGGTAAGCCTGCCGAGGTAGTGCATTGAGTTGAGCGATAATATTCTGCTTGTCGTTTCGTAGATTAAAGGTATCATAAGCGCCTCCAATTTGGCTCAAGTGTAAGCGAACCAATAACCTGATTGGCGATAATCTCATTCTCTCCTGCTTTAAATTGCTGCGGCAAGAGAGGTGAGATATAAGATTTAATGCCGTTCTTAACAGAGTAATACTGCATATTTTCACCGTCAAGGACTGTGTAATCTGCGTTAATTGAATTTTTTATAGATAGTGTTTCCCCGTTTATCGTTAGCGTTGCAGAAGCACCCACACCCGTGAGCTTGTAAAGCGGATTTGACGGCATTCTTTCAGGGTTGAGTAAATTTAGCTTTTGACCGCTAACAAGGTTTATAGGCTCTGTCTGTGCGTACCAATACGGCTTACGACTGAATTTAACGGTAGTTGTGAGATATGAAGGTAACTCACGCTGAATTGTGTCAAGGTTAGTCACTACAGCATAGCAATAATAGCCTTTGTTATATGTGTCCTTGTATGTTTGATAATTGTTAAATTCAGTCAGCCAATCTATAATTTTATACGCAAGATATTGAGCAGTTGTGTGAGCAAGCAAAGGCATTAACGCTATTTGAAGTTCAAACTCAACATTCTTGTAGCGTCTGTTGTCCTGCACTATATCACCGCTTCGTCCCGGAATTGATATAAGCTCAAAATCACGCTGGGCAACAGAGTGATAAGGTGCATTAACTATACGACCGCCGAATTGACTAAGCCATTTGCCATTATAAAAAAAGTTGTGCATCAGCTAAACACCTTCCTTTTACTTGTAATTTCCGCTGCTAATCGCTCAGATAATCTTTCCGCAAGACTATCTATATCCGAATCACTATTGACCGTTACGCCGCTAATATTCACATTGATGGCAATGTTAGTCGTTGATGATTTGTCTGTGCTGTCACTCCTAAATGGATTTGTACCGTCCTGCTTGGCTTTACGATATTGTTCAGCCTCTTGTGCTGTCAAAACCGCTTCGCCTGCATCCAAATAAGCGAGGTACTTGTCGTTCGGTACATAGTCGATACCAGCACGAAAACGGGGGAGAGTGACCTCTGGAATGTGCGGAATTTCAAGTCCTGCCCACTCAATTGCCCAATTGATTCCGTCAAACAGACCGTTAATCATTCCGATTGCACCGTTTATTATGAATTCAACTGCGTTTGGAATTAAGTTTAGAACATTCTTGAATATTTCTAAAATGCCGTTCCATGCTTTATCCCAATTTCCTGAAAAGACTCCGTCTATGAAGTCAATCAAACCGTTGAAAATTCCCGTCAAGCTTTCAATCGCACCGCTTATTCCTTTGATAGCTAATCCGAGTACATTGCTGAAAACATCTGCAAGAATTTCAATAACTGGAGTTAAAGCAGGTAGGATAGCGTTGAGCAGCATTGATAATAGCTCAAATAGCGGACTTAATGCGTCTGTCAATAAGTCGAAAACGGGTGCAAGAGCCTCGAAAACGGGCTGTAATGTTTCACTTAATATGCCTGCAATCTCGTTAAAAACAGGGATAAGCGGCTGTAACAAGTTATTGAGCAACTCTGCAAGTTTGACTATGAGCGGTGCAATAGCTGTTGAAATAAGTGCTGCGAACGGCTCTATTAACTGCAAAATCAAGTCGATAAACGGCTGTACAAGCTGAAAAATAGTGTCTAACAACGGCATTAATGCGTTGAGAATTTCCATAAACGGCGGCAAAAGCTGTTTGATTACTTGTACGAGAACAGGTAATAGTGTTTCTACGAGTTGAACAATTATTGGTGCTAACTGCTCCATAAGTTGAGCAATATACGGCAGTAACTCCTCAATTAATGGCATTATCTGCTCAAGCATTGAAACAATAATCGGAGCTACCTCTTCGCAGATGTTAATTAAAACAGGCGCAAGATTATTTGCCACGCTCTCAATCAATGGCGATAGCTGCTCAAGGAGCTTGCCACCAAGACCGATAAGAGAGTTAAGAACAGGCTCGGCGACAGCACCAATCTGAGCCATAGTGTCAGATAGTTGCTGATGTGCCCTGTTAGATTCCATTACATCGCCGTTTGTTTTTTTATACTGAGCAGAGGCATCCGAATACAGGCTTGTGAGGGTTGATGTGATTAACTGCTGTCTTTCTTGTTCTGATGAGCATTTAGCAAGTTTTTCATTAAAAGCATCCTCAGATACGCCCATCCAGTTAAGAGCATCAGCAAGCAGACCTGTTACCTGTCCGACTTTTGCGGTTTCGTTCGCCGCCTCTGTCAAACCCTCGATAGGCAAGGAATCACCGAATTGACCGTAAACACCTGTGCAGATTTCTGTCCAAGATTGCAAGTCTTTTGTAGAATTGCAAAGCAGAGAAAGATGATTTGCGGCTTCTGTCGCTTGTCCGCTGTCGCCTACTACGGCATAAAGGTCGGAATATGTTTGCTTTGCGTCTGCAGCTGAAAATTTGTTTGTAGTAAAAGCTGTGTCAAGCTTGCCCATTTCCGTCCGATATTCTCGCGTGCTTTCTGCGACAGAGGACAATGCTCCTACACCTGCCACCGCACCGCCTACCATAGCAGTTCCCCATTTAGCAGCAGTTTTGATTCCATTTCCGAGAGTTGAAGCAACACCCTTGCTTTTCTTCTCTGTCTCTGAAATGGATTTGTTTGCTTCATCGTTATTAACGAAGATTGAGCCAAATATCTTAAAAATTTCAACTGCCACGCACTACACCTCCTCCCATTTGTAGCGATTGAGCATTTCTTCAACACGCTTTTCAATTTCGTCTGTATTGACTTCGTCCTGTGCAGTTGACTGCATTTTGTCGTCTATACTATCGACAAAATCTTTGTATGATAAATGAGTGATTTGACCAAGGCTCGTTAAGATATAAGCCTTGTATTTCATTTCCTCATTTTTCGCATTGATTTCAACTTCAATGATTTTGAGTATGTCAGCAAATGACAAATCTTGCAATGCTGTAAGATTGCCGCAGCAGTATTGCAAGATTAACTTATATGTGTTTATGTCAATGCTGAGAGCGAGGTAAAAAAACTTTGAATATCATTCTCTGCAATAATATGCTTGATGTCTGCAATTACCTCTGTAATGTCCATCAAACTTGCCTGTTCGGGGGTAATATCGCCTCTGATGTCAGCATAGAGTGAATAGAATTCGTTTTCGACTTCCTTGCTTGAGAGTGATGAAATCATAGTGACGATAAACTCAAGACCGACTTCCTGTGCGTTTTTCTTGTCCTTAATTTTAACGTTCTTGGCGAACTCGACAATTTCATTTTTTAAATCTGCTGACTTAATAATACGAGCCACCGAAAAAGCGTCCTTTAAGCCTAATTTTCTCATTGATTATACCTCCTCTGCAACCGGTTCCCAAATCACGAACGGCGGTTTAACATCTTCTGAATCGTATGCAGTTTCATCGCTGTAGCCGTAGAACTGCACATCAAACTTGCCGTTATCTTTATCCGCAACGCCCATTGTAAGACCGCCCTCATTCAGACCATTAAAAATCTGAATGATTACAGGCTTATTCTTACCTAAAAGGCAGCCTACCCAAGTGATATTATCTGCATAATCGGAATCAATGAAATAGTTTCTGCCTTTAATTCCGTGATAACCTGCAAGAGTTTCTTCGTCTGTTTCCGCTGCGCCGAGAGCGTTACATATATTTCCCTCTGTAACTTCTGCAACTGTTGCTTTTATGTAAGTTTCCCAACTGTCAATAAGAGCGTTTCCTTTAACTCTTGATTTTACACCGTCAAACTCAATATTTCTTATCGTAGGCTTTGCTGAAAATTCTCCGCCTTTGATTGTGACTCCAAGGCATTTTCCTGCAGCTTTTGCTGTAACATAAGTGTCTTTATTAACATCATAGTTTTTAAAAAACACACCTGCGTCGAGCAGCATATTATCGAGTGTTTTGCTTGTAAAACCCGAGTAAGGCTTTACTTTTCTTACTTTTGCTGTGCCCATTATTTTTCATCCTTTCGTTTGTACTCTCTTAATTCGAGAGTGAACATTATTCTCTTAATAGACTTATCTGTTTCGTCTATGTACTGCCTATCGTCGCTTTTATAGAATTTGTAATAATTTTTTTCATGTTCGATGATAGCTAAGCCGATTTGCTCATTTATCTCATCTGCAATGCTGTCGATTTCGTCGGTTGTGTTTCTGTCATATAGATTGCAAGTTACAATAAACTTGTTATACGGTTCGTCTGTATATATCTGCTTGACATCGTAGACCAAACGAGGAAAACCACTATCAGCTTGCCGGAAAAAATAAAGAGGGGCAAAGCCAAACAGCACTTCTTTTAACATTTTTTTAATGCTATTCACCTTGATAATCCCCCTCCTTGATTAAGCTCTCGGCTTCTTCTGTGCCGATACCGCTCAAGTATTGTGATTCAATTTTAATTATGTCAGAGATATTATCTTCCGCTGCGTTGCTAAGTGCTCCGATTTTGGGAGATTTACTTGTACCAATTTCTTGGTACAAGCCGTAAAATCCGCCCGGCTTAAATCCGACTTGCAAATCTGGTACTTTCTGTTTGCTTCGCACCCAATATTGCGTATTTTTCGCTAATCGTCCCGTCCTGCGTTTTATTTTCTGCTTTGTCCGTTTACATACCAACTTGCCGACATCACGCAGAGCGGCTCTCTCAAGCTCTTTGAGAGTGTATTGTAGCCTTTCAACATTGCTTATAAATTCAACACCGTTTTTCGTTATCTTAACCGCCTTAGGTAGTGACATTATTTTCACCTACCACATCTGTAAGATACAGCTCAACTCTTTCAGAGTTCTTAATCTGAAAAGCTCTGTATATCTTGAATTTCTTGCCTTCAAGATAACAGAATTCTTCGTTGTTGTACTCAAATGCATTAATTACTACAACACACTCGGGTTTTAATCCATTTGCTTGAGCTTGGAAAAATTCAGATTGACGCACGAATTTCTGAATAGCATATACAGAGCGTTTTTTCTCTGCATATATAATCTCGTTGAGGTCATTAACAGACTGTTCAACTTTTTCAACAAGTTCAATAATCGTGTCACTATTCATAGTTCTGCACTCCTCTTGCTGCCATCGCATTTCTTAATTTTTCGTACTGAACTGACCAGTCACTATCTGCTACAGTCGAAAAATAAGCTCTGCAATAGAACTTTACCGCTTGATTGACAAGGGCGGAGTTTTCGTGCTCGATGTCAACTCCTGCCCCTCGCATGTCAAGCAAACAAGCGTCAATCTCGGCTGAAATCTCATCATCAAACATTGTTGTTGTAATTCTAAGTGCCTTTTTCACCTCTTGAATTAGATTACTTTCAGCCATAGCTTTTCACTCCTTATGCGCTCTTTTTAACGAGCTTTACAAGACTGTGAGTATCCACGACCTTACCGTCTGCAAGCATTACTGCTTTAATAACAGTGTTGTCCGTTTCGTCTTCTTCGTATTTCTTGACGCTTACACCCATTACTTCGTTAAAGATGTAATCCTTGAGATTAAACATCATTGCAAATGTTGTGTCTGCTGAAACTGTATCTGCATATGAATCCATATAGCCATCAGTTGGGATGACAGTACGACCGAAGAGCGAAAGCGACGGCTTACCATTAAGGCCTTCTGACATACGAGCAACAGGCTGCCCGTTGCTGTCTGTGATGCCCATAAATGAGAAGAATGACTTTTTTGTCATAAGCCACACAGCGTCATCATATGCGGCAGGAAGAGCCGCCTCGGCAGTGCAAAGTGTTGAATAAGTAAGTTTACCTGTCTTTGCTATTTCAATAGTCTGACCTGCGGGAGGCGTGCAGGTGAGAATACCTGTCGGAGAGCCTGTGCCGGATCCTTTAATAATCGCCATTTCGACAGCTTTTACAATAGCGCTTTTAATTTGTTCAATAAACTGCGATTCGAAAATATCAAGTGCAGTTTTTGTCATAAAGAGTGAAAATGCTACCTTGCATTCGAGCTTATAGCCGGCAAAAACGACTTTGTCTGTTGTTACTTGCTGCTGGTCTGAACCTTTTTCCTCATCAACCCAGCTCGCTGTCGGTCTGATATTTTGTGTAGGAACAAGAAGTGCGGTCGGATAAGCTGTCTTGAATACTCTTGCGTAAATTTCGCCTACCTTTTCAAGTTCAACAATCAATTTTTGATACATTGTCGTCGGTACAATTGCCGCCGCAGTACCTGATGTTGTCTGTGCCGCTGCATTTGCAAACTTCTGCGGCACCGGTACGCCGTTCTGAATATAGTTAGCAAACGCTTTTCTGTATTCTACGCTTGAATACATATCTGTTACCTGTTCACCCTCACCTGTGAGGTCAATGTTTGTCTTGTGATTTTCAAATGGTGCAGGCATTTTGATTCCCTCCTCTGCGTTTTTGTTTGCCTCGTTTACAGCAGAGTTTTCAAAGTCACTATCGAGCTTGTCAATCTGCTGTGTAATTTCTTTTGCCTCTGCGAGTTTATTCTCTGCAATGAGCTTTTTCGCTTTGTCGTAAAGAGCATTTCTCTTGTCGAGATATTCCTTTTTGTTCATTCGTTTTCTACTTCCTTTCGTTTAAGTAAATCGATTTTTGCTGTAAGCTGCGCTTTTTCGTTTCTCATCTGTTTGACAATTGTGTCAGGGATAAGACCGTTAAGACTTGCTGCAAGTTTAACTTCTTTTGACCTGTTTGAATATTCAGCAACCTTGTCAATAAAACCTTTTTCGACTGCTTCGTCAGCAGTAAGCCAAGTTTCATCATCCATAAGTCCGATAAGTTCGTCTTCTGTCATACCTGTTTTAAGCCTATACGCTGTCGCAACGGCTTTGCTCGCTTTGAGCAATACGCCTGATTCGTGTGCCATATCGTTGTAGTCGCCTGCGGCATAACTTGACACATTATGTATCATTAGCATACCCGTAGGTACGATTTCAGAGCTACAAGCACAAGCAATATACGAAGCAGCCGAGGCGGCAAAAATGACCTTGATTGTAGCCTCGCTTTTGGCAAGCATATCGTAAATTTCAGAGGCGGCAAAGATGTCACCTCCTGACGAATTGATAACGACTTGCACATTATCATCATCCGTAGCATCATCGAGCTGTGAACGAATATCGGCAGGGCAGCAGTAATCTATTCCAAGCCAATCATAAATCCACTTATCATCATTCGTAATGATAGGGCCTTTGATGTCAATTATCTTCAACACTGTTTTCACCTCCTTCAACCGGAACTGTATCCAATCTTCTAAGCGGAGTATCACCGCCCGGAACAGGGGCAAGTCCAAGTGATTCTCGCCATTCGTTTGGGAGCATTGCTCCACGGTCAACCATACCTGCAAAGTTTAGCTTTGTTTTTAAACTTGCTGATTGTAAGTTAAACGAACCGACTGCTATATAGTTTCCACAACCTCGCTGTCTGCGTGTGAAAAGTTTTCGTGTAAGTTCGTTTTTTAGTTGTACGATTTTGGGCGAAATAACAGCGTCAAAATAAGCATTTTCTTCGTCTTCGTCTGCTGTTGATGTGATTATCTTTTCGTTAGTGTTGAATAATTCAAGAATTCGTTGTTTGGTTCTGTCCATTTGAAGTGCGTTTGGTACATAGTCATTCGGACTAATTTGTGTAGCATCAACTTTAGAGTCAACCGCTGCAACGCCAACAGAGCTGTTGCTTATATCAAGATAATTTTCTGCGAATTTTTTTGCATTGCTTTTCAAATCTTCGGGGCGAAGTGCAGAAGTGTATTTTAGAAGCCATTTCACAATACCTGAATTGCGAATAGCGTTGATAATGCCCCTGTCAGTTGTTTCAGTTATTTCGAGCAGGGGGGCAAGAGCCTTGAATTTTCCGCTGCCAAAAATCTCGTGCTCTCCGTAGTCATCACGCAAATGTATAACATCTGCGGAGTCAAAGCGGAATGTTTGAGCGTTTCCGACAATAAACTCATACACCAGGTGCCCTTGGTCATCGTAAAGGTCGTTAACTGACTTCGCAGGAATTAAATACAATTCAATCGGCAAACCGTTTTCATCTCTAAGTATCAGCCAAAATGCATTACCTGAAAGCGACAACTGAACGCTTGTTTTATACAAAAGCATATCCATAGTGGTGTAAGGGTTAGGCTCTTCAAGCAAAAATTTAATATATGGTTCAGGGTTGATTACTAAATCTTTGCCCGAGTCTTTGTAAATTTCTCTGATATGTTTCAACTGCAATTTTGAAAATCTCAAAGCCTGTGCATTGACACACGCTCGCACTGTATCAGAATCATATGCCTTGTTGCCCCACAGAAAAAAATTACTATTATTCTGTGTAACAAGTTCTACTCTCGAAAAGCCCTTTGAACTTGTTACACGCTTAATGAAATTACTGAATTTTCCCATTTGCTCACCACCTTAGAAATTCGGAATTTCCGAATTTTATATAATGCTTAAATATTCATCTTCGTTCTCGAAAAAGACTGTATAAGCGTCAAGCAAAGCCGCTGTGCCGTCTATTCGCTTAGTAGCCTTAGATGTTTTAATAGGCTGAATATTGCCATTTCTGTCTTCGTCTATGGCTGTGTTCGCTAAACACCACTTATCAATCGGGTTATTGTTATACACTATTCTGTCCTTGATAAGATCAGCTTTAAGAGCTTTCATCGGTGCAGATAATGTACGCTTGCCTTGATGCACAGCTGTCATTATTGACGGTCCGAAGCAATCAGTCATCTGATTTACCCACATTTGAGCCGACCACGCATCATAGCCGAGTTTCCAAAGATAGATGTCTTTTTCGTCCTGCAATTCTCTGAACCAATCCGTAACCACACTCGGGTCAATCTTGTTTCCTTGACAGGTTCGCATATATCCTTGTTCAATCCACTTGTCATATGGTATTTTGTCCTCGATAACCTTATGCTCAACAAGGTCGGCGGGTATCCAATACATTGACAGCACATAAATGTGTGTGTCATTAGGAACGCAAAAAATCATTTTTGCCGCTGTTAAGTCGGTGGTGCTTGAAAGGTCAGCACCGCCAATGCCATAGTTTGGTTTTAACTCAGCTATATCAAATTTTTCCTCGTTGTTCAATTCATCAAAACTCAACCACGCTTCGGTTGATGTTTCTCTGATATTGAATTCTTTACACAGAAGATTTCTGACAAGTGCTGTGTTTTGCTGCGCTTTCTTGACCTTGCTTGCAAGGGCATTTCGATTTTTAATCGTGCCAAGTCCGGGGTTAGCCTTTCCCCAGCAATCGGGATTTTCCCATTCTTCACGCTTGTCAAGCTCATAGACTATATACAAGCTGTGCTCGTCTTTATAGCCTACATCATCAAATAAGCCATTCGTAACTCTGACAGCTTCGTCGTAGATTTCATCGTAAATATCTTCACGAATTCGTCCTGCTGTTGAAGTCATGAGAATCAATGGTTGGTCGCGACCAATCGTGCCGTCTACTATAATGTCGTAGAGCCGTCTGCCATTTTTCCATTGGTGAACCTCGTCCAAAAGGCCGCAATGCACATTCAGACCGTCAAGGGTGTCTGAATCGGAAGCAAGAGGCTTGAACACGCCGCAGTTATAATCTTCCGAACTTAGCTCATTCAGTAATGGTTTGATACGCTTAAGCAATACCTCGCTTTTTCGTACCATTCGTTTCGCTTCTTGCCATATAATCTTCGCTTGGTCACGCTTTGTAGCAACAGCATACACTTCTGGACCAGGCTCACCATCACCAATGAGCATATACAATCCAACAACGGAAGCGAGCAAGCTCTTGCCGTTCTTTTTTCCAACAATTAACACAGAGAGGGTGTATTCTCTTATTCCGTCATCATCAACAAAACCAAACGTAGCAGCAAGCCACGCTTTTTCCCACAGCTCAAGTTTAACAAGCTGACCGCCTGCTTTACCTTTGCTGTGACGGCAGAAATTTTCTGCGAATTCAATAATATGATTTCCTCTTGCAGGGTCGTAATGGTAGCCGTCTGTCGGGTTAATTACCTTGTTGCTAAGATGCTTGTACCACTTCTGAACTTTATCGCATACAGTAACTTTTTTGCTCTTAATTTGCTCATAATACAGCAAAATCGGGTTATAACTGAGCGGATAACGGGTCATTTTATATCACGACCATCGACGAAAATGTCAAAACCGTCTGTGGTGATTTCTTTAGCATCAGCATCTTTAGGTAACATATCATTGAGCTGCTTGATGTACTTGAGATAGTTTCCAAGCATTGTGTTGTACAAGTCGGCTTCGGGTCGTTTGCGTGAATAAGGCTCTTGATTTTCTGACTGCGAAAATAGCTCTGTTAATCCGTAGATAGCTATATCTGCTTGTAATTCTTTGAGTCGAATTCGAGTGAAAGCAGCGTTTTCGATAAGTCCTTCTGCTAAGTCTTTTCTTTTTGCCGGAATATCCGTGTAAATAGAGCTAAGTCTTTTCTTTTCTCTGTTGATTTCTCGTTTTTCTTTTTTTCCGTCAATCATTTTCAAGTCACCTCACTAAAAAAGGGAGGGGGGTCATACACGAGGTACGCAAAATTTCGACCTGCCCCCCTCGGTCCTGTGATTGTTCTAATATGAATTTTTTTAGGGGGGAGTCGGAAAAATTTGACCGCTCTCATCAAAAAAATATTTTTTCGGTTCTCTGTTTCCGACTCCGTGCCCCGGAAGATTGTCGTGACAATCTTTACAGACGAACATTAGATTGTCGAAGTTAAGACTCACACTTGCATCGTTTATGTTGCTCGCATTGAGCATAATCTTGTGATGAACAATATAGCCAAGCCGCTTATGACATATCTGACACAAACCACCGTCGATGAGTGTTCGTTCATCAATGAAGCTTCGTCTGCAATTCTGCCATTTTTTAGATTTGTAGAATGCTTTTGCAAAATTTTTAGCCATAATTCTTTAAAAATAAATAAGCCGCTGCATTAACAGCGACTTGATTAACTTTGTATTTTCTGAGCTTTGCTCAATTATATTCTAACATACCCTTAAGCGAACAAACGAACAACTTTCACCACTCATAGCGATTGCACATAACCCTTATGCCGTCCTCCGTATTTCCTCCGCCTACTTTGTGAGCTATTTGTTTCCATTCATAACCATATTCCAGACGCAGTAAAAGACAACTTCCTTGCAAAGTTGTTGGAGGTATCGAACTTATAGCGTTTGATTTTTTCATTTCTGCTTTGTACAATTCTTCTCTTAAATCAGCTATTTGAGGTACTATTTTTTCAATGCTACTTGACGCACTCTCACCATCAATAGCATTTGAAATATTTGTTGTTATGTGCGTAACTTTAGCTTCGAGCATAGCTATTTGTGCTCGATAATAGCATATGTCATTCTCTATTTCTCTAATTTGTTTTAGATTCATTTTTTGCCTCCTTTGTGTATTCAACTGCATATCGTTTATGATTCATTCTCAACTGCATAAACACGAAGTGATAGTTTGCTCCCGTGAAATCGTTAACCCACACATCATCACGCACAAGGTAATAGCCTTGTGGGATTGGTAGAGCTTCGCCTTTTTCAAGCTTTTTAAATTCTCTCTTTTTGCCTTCAATTACTGTAACGGTTGGTTTTGTGAGATTGCGTGATGTTTTAAGCCTTTTTGTACCGGTTACATCTTTGCGAATGTATTTTGCAAGGTCCGCAAAATTGCCATCCTCATACAACGGTGTGAGATTAATACCGTTGCTCCATTTCCACATTTTTAACGCTATGTCTTTGATACAGTCTTCAATAATGATGTGTAAGTGCCAATTGCCACCACGCTTTCCACATTCACAAAAACCAATATACTTGAACTGTACGCCTTGCTTTTTTGCGTGATATTTAATGCGCTTAAAAAAATTGCTTACAATCTTTTCAAATTCTTCTTCTGTGAAATTTTTATACGGTGCCGAAAATCTTACCCACCAATCGCCTTGTTTGAAATTTGCAAGAATTAATCTCTGTGTATGCTGTTCACCTCTTATGCGATTAGCCTGCGCCATCTTTTCTGATGTGATTGCTCTGTTGATACTGCGTGACATATTTTTCTTGTTACGCTTTCTCAAACTTTGATAGTATTTAATTTCAAGCATTGGTCCTGATTGGATCTCACATTTGTATGTAAACATATTTAAACTTCCTATTATATATGTAAAAACAGTTTTCGTCACTTAATTAATTACTTGAGCAGGATATGCAGGGGCATTTCAGCCCCTGCGATTTTTACTTGAAATATTCAAGATATGATTTTGCTATGCCTTTGCAATTTTCGGATTTTACAGGAACTCTATGTGCAACAACATTAAGATTATCGCAATCAAGCTCTTTGTATATTTCCGCTGCTCGGTTCTCTTCGGTTGACTTGTAAAACTTAAACAGTAAGTCAACAAAAGGTATATCACCAAAGCGGTCGAAGAAGAGTTTTTCATTTTGTGTAAGAGCTTGTACACATTTCTGCTTATACTCTTCATCAGCTTCTGCTTTTATAAATAATTGATTATATACATCTTGTTTCGTGAATAAGTCAATAATCTCGACAGCTGTTTTTAATGCATCAGTATCTTTGTTATTAATTTGATGTGCAAGTTCTGTAAGTTTGCAAGATGTTTCTCTCGTTCGTTTAATCCATTCACGGTGCTCAATCTCTGCGAAATATGTTTCTGTTCTGAATCGTCTGTATTCGCTCAATAACTTGTATTTGACCTGCACACAACTTTTAGCCGAGAGCAAGCCAATCTTGCCACAGCTGTATATAGCTGACATGGACAGAACAAACCACCTGTTGTATGTATCAAGACTGTTTATTATATCTGTATCAATTTCACCTGCGATAAATCCGACCGCAAGTTTGTCAAGTTCACTCAGAGTGTCAAAGTTACTCTCTTCTGTGACTTCTTCGACTTTGGTTTCTGCATTTTCATTTTCCATTGTTATTCTCCTAAATTCAGATACTTGAGAATTTTATCCTGCGCTTTCTTGTAGCCGAGCGGCTCTGCGTACTTGAAAACCAGTACCTTTTCCTCTGCCATCGTTTTTATTCCGTCCTTTCTTCCTGTATATTTTTCGTAGCAGTTGCACACCACTCCTCTGCTCCTCGCTGAGCAGCGTGTAAAATGCCTGCAATTCTCACAGCTTTTCATCTTCACTGTCCGCCTTTAGCTTTATGTACTTAAGCAGTACAGCCGAGGCCTCCTCCCATCCGTAACACACGAGCGCCAAATTGCCCTGCTCTCTTAGTCTCTTAATCCATTTCCGCTGCTTTTCAGTCGCTTTGTTGTTGCCCACCTTGAGTTCAATGTAAAGTGCGTGATATTTCCCCCTCGATACAGGCAGGCACAAATCAGGCACACCGGCTCTCACACCTTGCCTTTTAAGGTTAAACGCCTCTTTCTGATTTCTCTTGCCACCATTTGGTACATGATACAGCAAGTCAAGCTGCGGATAAGTATTTCTCGCATACGCAACCCAGTTGAATAGCTTAATCTGCTCATACGCTTCATTTGTCATTCAAGCACCTCCAAATCACCAAGATAATCAGCCACAATTCCGTACGCTATCACCATTCCTTCACTTATGTAATAATGTTTGTCCTTCCTGCTTTTGCTGTCATTATATCCGCTCATCTTCTCCTGTTCACTTTCTATGCGTTCGGATATTTCAACTTTTAATTCGTCAAGGGTCATTATTTTTTTCTCCTTTCATCAGTTCCGGATTATCATAGATGTTGCCGATAACTTCAATATCTCTTGAACAATAGTGTCTGCCTAATCCATCATAGATTAAATTATGCACAAATCCAAATTCAGTTTCATCAACATCGTACTGAACGATTCCATAGTCGTCACCATCCGAGCGGTAAAGAAAATCAATGATATCACCCTCAAAGATTTTCGTGCCATTCTTGTCAGTCATTCCCGTGTACTGTCCAACCGTTTTGAAAATAATCGGGTAAGCTGTATTTTCATCATTAGGTTGTATAATGTGATACTGCCCCCATATTATTATCAATAAACCTTCGACCCACGCATCATTATCTACTCTCTTACCTCTGAATAAAATTTCTCTCATCTATAATTCTCCTTTTTGATTTAATATCGCATATTTTCTCTGTGCTTGCTTTAATCTTGCTTCTCTGCAATTCTGACAATAAAGGTGTTCTCCGTGTTCAATAAAATCTTTGCCACATCTTTTGCAAAATTGCGGTTTTAATCTTACAAATGATATACATTCGTCACAGCCGTTTTCTTTTGCTTTACATCCTCTGTACTTGTCCCAGTTTTGGCACATATCTTTTTGAAAATATACATTAAACTTTTTTATTTCGTCTAAATCAGCACTCAAGCACGCTATAAATCTTGACATCAACTCTTTAACTTCTGACTTTTCTTCTGCACTAAGTAAGTTTTTATGTTTTAACTGTTTTGGAGCAGCGTTATCTCCGAAATTACCGTCACCGATAATTGCTCTTACTTTATCAAGTCTTTCTGTTAGATATGTATTGTATACTCTGCCTCTGATTGCTTTAACAGACTTAGATATTTTTTCTGATATAAGTTCATAACTGTATCCGTTCTTAATCATTTCGCCAAGCATCATATATTCGCTTTCGGTCCATTTGATATGATTATCCGCCTTAACTGGTCGCTCTTTGATACCAAGGTCGCATATTCTTCTTTGTATAGCTCCTTCAGTTCTTTTAAGTTTCAGAGACAGTTCTTTGTAACTGTATTTATATTTACTAAGCAATCGCATAAGTTCTTTATCTTCAAACTCACTCCAAGGAGTTCTTTTAAACTGATATGATTTTTTTATATCTTTGCGCCTTTTTTCATCAACCCACTTTGGTTCTTTACCTAAACTGTTCCTCTGAAAGCTGCTGAAATCAAGAAAATTCATATTTTCATATGCCCACTTCCAAAACTCATCTATAAGAATCATATTAAAAGTTTGTTTTCCACGCTTTACTTTGTGTGTTTTCAATCCTCTGTTTTTAAACCAGGATACATTTTTATATGAATCGGAGTTTTTTCCTAAAGCAACAAACAATTGATGTTTTGTAATGTAAATACTATTATCAAAAAAAGCTCCCAGCTTAAGTCTATTAACTTTTTGAATTACAGAACTTTTGCTTCTTTCAAGTTTTGTACAAATTCTTTCAACACTTGAATTGCCCCACATTTCGCACAAACTGTTGACATCATCATCTGTCCATTTTCTTCTCGTTTTTCTTAACTCTCTTTTCACTCGCAACATCTGATATAATCTTGCCTTCACGCACTAAAGCTGTGTATTCGCCGTAGCTGTAATATGTGTTATGTATTTTGTTATACTTAGCAATCTCAAGACATACCAAATCAAGATGATCAAGTTTTTTCCGTTTCATATCATTTCTCCTTTTATTTTGCTTTTTGCCGCTGCTTCAATTTGCGCTTGCGTTGTTCTTGTACAGCAACCTCAACAGGCTTACCTCGATTTGTTGTATTCTTTATAATTCAATTTTACCATTCATTAAATCGGGTAATATTGCATCTCTTAATTCGACTAAATATTGATTTTGCATTGTGTTTAGCAGAGCAATTTGATTTTTCCATATTGTTAAAAAATGAATAAATATATCTGGCAGCAATTCTTTGTCATTACACTTAAACATAAATTCATTTTTGTTTTTTGTGAATTGGATATAATCAGACTTTTCAATCTTAATGCCTAACAATTTAGACTGCTCATCTGCAAGTTGATTTGAATTTTTGAACTCATTTTTATAAAGCTGAATATCAAAACCCATTTTCTTAGCAATCGTCTCATTGATTACTAATTTACAAGCATTTTGCATTTTAATGATGTAGTTAATATTGTTTGCTATTTCTTGTAAATCACGATGTTTGCTATCTTCAAAATCTTCAATACTTACATCAAAAAACATACTCGGAGCGAGCATATATTTCTTTTCTGCTATCTCTGCGTTTGACTTTATCAAAGAAAATTTATTCACTTCTGTTAGGTTTTTAATAACCTGAATGATTTTATTTATATTTTCATCGGACAAAACATTATATTCCTTTTTGTAAGTTCTGCTCGTGTGGCTTTTACCGCCAAACTGCCCATTTTGTTCTCGCTCTTCAACGACAAAATTTTGAATGCTATGTATCAGATTCACTTTGCCTTTGTTTGCTTTGCTTTTGTTTAAAACCATTATGCAGGTTGATATACTTGTACATTCAAACATATTGTTTGGTAAAGTAATAATCGACTCAATTAAATCATTATCAATCAAATACTTTCGTATACCATATTCATTGCGTTGCGTCAACGCGCCCAGTGGAAGTATTAAAACGGCCTTGTTTGCTCTCGCAATGCAATTAAAAACAAAAGCATAATTCGCATTGCCCGCCGGCGGAATCACAGGAAATCTAATGTCATTTTCAAGCGGTAACGGCGGTTGCCATTTGATGTTGTAAGGCGGATTACTTATTGCAACATCACAATGAAGATTGATTTGTTCGTTGCTTGGCAATTCGTCCACTTTGCTATATTTGTCATCTGCCGAAAGTTTATATATTTTTAAAAACTTGCGCGTCAATACATCGCCATTAAGAACATAGCCGTTTACATTATGCAAACACAGATTAAAAAAGTAAAAATGGTATAACTTTTTCATCAAGCTCTTCAACACAAACAAATTTCGCTTTGCTATCTTTTAGCATTTGCACCGTTAAAGCTCCGCTGCCGCCACAACAATCGTAAACCGTTTCACAGTTACCAGCTAAAGCAGAGACTAATTTACAAAGGCTCTTTGGTGTGTAGTCTTGTTTCTTTTCCGCTCGGTCAGCTTCATAATATTGCCATAACGCCTGCAACCAGTCTTTTGAACCGTCACAAAGTTTTTTATACTCATCAAAAATATAAAAATTTGGCTTTAAAACAACATCAAGTAAAGCATTTCCGATTTCTGATGTTTTGGTAACATTGAGTAATTCAAAAATTTTGTTTTTAAATTCAAGTAGTTCCATAACATGCTCCTTATATAAATACCAAAAGAGCAGCCGCACCTGCTCTGCAGTAACATTATGCAATTACAAGTCAGTATTATATTTTAAGAAGAATAATCAACGAAAGTTGTACTTTCTGATATATAGTAAAGCTGTGCGGAGCTTACTAACTGATTAATTAAGATTTGCAATAGTATTGCTCAAGAAGTTTTGTGCAATCTGCTTGAGCTTTTCACCTTGTGCCGAATTTGTTTCACAAATTTTCTCAACGCTGTTAATAAACTTTTTGAGATGTGATTGTAACTCGTTGAAGTAAAGAGTTGCTGTCACGAGGTCGGCATCTGCATTTTTGTCAAGCTTGTTTGCCAACTGTTCTGCTTTTTTAATAGCGTCTGCTTTTTCTTTGTCGATTGCTTCAAGCTTAGCTCTGTATGTTTTTTCAAGCTCATCCTTAACACTTGTCTGTGCTTTTTCTGTAGCTTGTCTGACAGCTTCTTCAACAGCATTTTGTTTTTCTTTTTCAAATGACGCTTTTAAGCTGTTTATTTTGCTTTTTGCAGCTGCTTCAATTTGTGCTTGCGTTGGTTCTTGTACAGCAACCTCAACAGGCTCGCTTTCGAGTTCTTTAATTCGTTTGTGCAATAACTTGTTTTCCTCTGCGAGATTTTGTTTATCTGCTTGTAACGATTTCTGTGCGTTGTTGCTGTCGTTAAGCTCATCACCGAGAAGAGCAAGCTGTTCACCTTGCTGCTTGCTTTTTTCAACAAGTTCTTTAATTTCTTTGACGGACATACCTGCAAGGTCATTGTCTGCGATAAAATCGTCCCTGTCTACTGCGCATACTTCGGTTAATAATTGTAGCTTAGTAATACCAAGCTGTGCATTTGACTGCAAAACCGTACCGCCGAGCTTTTCGTATGTGCTGATGTAGTTGTAAGCTTGTCTGCGTTTAATGCCACAGGCTTGCTCTGAGTATGTATCAAATGTTTCAAAGCCGAGCGCTTCGTATAAGTGCTTATCTCTCATTAATTTAAGATTTTCGCACAAGCTAATCATTGCATTTGCGGCCGTTTGCTCTGCTGTGATAATTTTTTGATGAGTGCTAAGTGCTGACATTGTATCTGCCGACATCTCGGTGATGTTAAAATCAGCAATGCTCATTATGCTGCTGTTGTCTGACATTTTTCTTTACTCCTTTTCAACTGTTCTATTTTTTCTTTATACCATTTATCCATAAAGTCCTTAACTTCTTTTGGATACGCACAATTTCTCAATCCTCTGCATTGCTCAATTTCATAAGTTATGGGATTAAGCTCAAGCGTAAAATATGGTTTGTCTTTTTCGCTTGTCTTGCGGATAAAAAGTATAATTGTACTGCCAACGGCAACTCTTTTTGCGTATGTCGCTACACAATGGCGTAGCGTTTTGCCTTCGTTTTTTAGGTCATTGTGTCTTGACGGTGGCATAATACAATAGTTTTTATCCTCATAGCTATATAAATTGCTATAAGATTCGTATTGTCGAGCAATTTGTGGAAGTTCTGCATTTTTACGTTCTTTATCATTGATTATGCTGTACGCTAAATTGTGAGCTTGCTTTAAGTTTTTAGGGAAAAGCACTTCTGAATTTGACAAGTCATATTCAAGCAAAGTAGCATTTCTAATGTAGTCTTTATAATCAATAAAAAAATGCCGTCTTGGATCCCACCAACTGTCTTTATCTTGGCTTGTGCAATTTTCACTTTCCCACTTACGGAAAAATTGGCAGAATTTCCGTAATGAACTGCGTTGTAAAATACTAAGCATTTCTGCTGTATTACAATCAATTATTGAGCTGACTTCAAAAAATTCTTTCAGCTCTTCAAAGTCTATTTTTCTGCCTGTGCTTTGATATGCTTTGTATAGCTCAAATTCTCTGTAACTAACATTTAAAGGCTTTAGAATTTTTAAATCGTCTTTAGTTATGCCAAAGCTTTTAGCCAATGACCCTTTAGTTAAATCATACAAGCTTGCATTGTATCTTTTTGCGATTACATCTCGTGCTAATTCAACTAAGCCGTTATTAAGCATGTTCGGCAAGCACGCAACTTTATTTACAGCGTCGTACAAATTCGCAAATCCAACAGGATTACATTGCTTTGCAATCCTGCCATAGTCGATATGCCACTTGTTAAATCCTTTTACACGCTTAAATATCTTATTGAGCGTGCCGGGGTAGAGTGGCAAACTTGAGTTTACACTTCTACAAAAATCCTTTCGCCAGTCACCGCCTTTGTAATCTTCGTCATATGTGTATTGTTCCTGTGCTCGCATTTCTTGTCCGTCAAAGTTGCAAGTTGTTCTTGAAAGTTCTTGCATACTGATGACCGGCTTAATTCTGCCGTAACTGTAGTCATATTCGATTACAAATTCACGAGCACAAAATCTTGTTCCTTTGAACGGCTGCAGATACATTATTGTTTCTCTGTTACAAAAGCCGTTTGAATTCAAATATTTTCGATATGGTTTTGCAGTGCACTTTTTGTGACAGGCAGGGCAAGTGACTTTATCTCCGCTGCGTACCTTGTTAATAGTAACCTCGTTACTGCATACGGAACATCTTGCAGTAGTCTGCTTTTTGCTGTTGGCATCATAAAACATATATCGGCTATATGCCATTACGGTATTATCAATCCATTTATGTACTGACTGCGGCAGTGGGCGAATTTCTGCTAATTCATAACTTATGCTGTCTTTAATTTTTTGATATTTATCTTTGAGCCTTTTTTCCCTGACTGCTTTTTGCCAAGCTATTATTTTTTTGATGCCTTTTCCTTTTGCATATGATTTAGTATCTGACAAATACTCATCAATGACCTTATCAGTATCAGCGCTGAACTGATAATAGAATTGATTGCAGTAATAATCAACCGGCAAACTGCTTTCACTGACTGTGCCATCTGATTTAACGATAAACCATTTGTCATCACCTTGCTTGTTTTTTCCGATGAACAGTCTATAGAGGAACTCCGCCGCCGGGGCAGGCTTAAACATATCAACTATAAGAGTTTTTTCACCTGTTGACTCATCAATAAAGGCATCATAAACATAATTGTATTTGTGTGTCGTATAATTGCCATACTCGCCTTTATACTGAAACTCAACTACAGCTTGCATTGTAGGTACATCCGCACGGTTTTTGTTTATTTCTAACGCTAACAGCTTTTTTCTCTGCATTTATACTCACCTCACAGTAAATCCATAAGGTTTATAAAGCCTTGCTCTTCGGTAGATTTGGCAGGAGCAGGGGAGGTATTATTCATTCGCCACACTTCGGGCGGCAATTCGCTCGGTTTTGGGATTGAGTAAAAGTCGCAAATAGCGTTCATAACTTCAACAGGATTTGCGATTTGCTTGCTTGTTATTTTCTTCACGAGTGCAGGCACCTGCATTTCTTCAACATTTAGGTCCTGCAACACAATTTCTGCGCTCTCCGGCTGTGCTGTAATAATGTCGATAAGCTGTTGCATTACATTCCACTCATTTGAGTATTTTTTATAGTTCTTGCCTTGAGTTTTAATGCATTCAACTGCATTTTCTAAAATATTCATATAAATTCACCTTTCCTCTTGATTTTTGTGCGGTGAAAACATATAATAAATACGGTAAATATTTTTATATCTTTTCACTTTGCCGCCAGCTGTGCATTAGCTGGCGGCTTTGTCTTTTGCATTTAAAATGTAGTCAATCTTCGACTTGCAAGCCTTGATGTGTTCTGTTGTTGGATTTTCAAGGAGTTCCGCCATATCTTGTAAAATATACGGAATAGTGTCGATGAAGTCGGGATTGTAGCCTGTGTTCTCGTAGTCGTAAAGTTTGCGAATACAGCCGTAAAACTCATTCGGCACATCTTTACAATCGTGCATTTTGCCGTAGATGTCCTTAACCTTGATTTCGCTGTCTTGATTTAAAGTTAATCTTTTCATCAGCTACATTCCTTGCTTATAAAATCTGTAGCACGATACAATGTCACGCAATCGCCGTCAAGGTCATCGTCGTAATACTGTGCTGTCTCATCGCTCATTGCTTTAATAATCATAGCGTAGTAATCTTCTTCCCATTCTTTCGCCGCTTCAATTATTTCATCAAGCGTAAACTTGCCTTTAGCTTTTCGAAGTTTCAGACACCAGCGCCCCGAAGCATCGTATCCGCTTTCGATTGTTGTCCCTTTTTTCATCTGTTACACCCCCTTAATTTTTCGCTGCGTATTTGCAGCACTTAATAAACTTTTTGCAGTTTTGTGCAACACGCTTAATGCCTGTTGCTCTGTTGTTGAGTTTGTGCCTATCAAGGCTTTCTTTGGCTTCCGCTACATAGTTAAGTATTTCCTCAAGCCTCTCGGCGGTTACTGTATCTAAGCCTTGTAGAGCTATGACCTCGCCGTCTTTAATGCAGATTTGTAAGTTTTCAAGCTTACTCATATCCGTTTGCTCCTTTCTTGAGATTTTCGAGCAATTCACGCTCTATAATCACACAGTCCCTCAGATAGCATTTGACATTGCTGTTAATGCCATAGACTGTATTATCTTCTAAACATATTGCTGTTTCGTATGATACTTTCATCATAAAGCGTCCTAAATCGTCAGAGAACGCATCTCCGATTTCAACCTCGTTAAACAAACGCGATTCAGATTTGTTGATAATTACTTCCATTTTCATTCTCCTTTCATTTCGTCGGGGTCAATCAAAAGTTCATATGGTTTAATTCCAAGGACTTCCGCAGCTCTGACGATTTCTTCAAGTCTGAAATTTTCAGGACTTTTGTTTTTGCGTGCTGAACAGGTAGCAGGATTAATGCCAAAGAGTTTGCTGATTTTTTCTCTGTCATAACCGATACAGTTCAATCTAAAGAAAAGACATTGTGCAACTCTTGACATATATTCTTGCTCCTGTTCAGCTTTTATTGTTCTTTTAATTTTCGGCATGTAATCACCTCTTATGCTGATTTTAACTATTCTCTTGTTGCAATTATGCGACAAACTGACTAAAAAAAATAGCTTGTGCCTCTTTTGCAGATAATCCAAGAACTCGAGTAATAGCGTCGGCTTGTCTAATTGTAAAATCATCGCCACCATTAGAGAGTTTTCGATACATCGTACTTTTATCAATTCCTATGCTTTCTGCGACTTTTTCAGGAGTTAATCTTTTTTCCTTGATAGCTCCTTTTAATTTATCAACATTAGTCAAATTAATCACCTCCGTGCGTTGCATTTCTGCGACAACTATATAATAGCATTAATTTTAATAAATGTCAATACACTTTTCGCATTTATGCTATTTATTTTTTTATTTTTAAAAAAATAGTTGCAATTGTGCAACTGCTGTGATATAATACTCAACAAGGAGATGAAATTGATGACAATCGGAGAACGCATAAAAAAATTGCGAGAAGAAAAGAATATATCGGTTGATAAACTTGCGGAGTTAATTGGTAAAAATAGAGCTACAATTTATAGATATGAAAGTAACGAAATTGAAAAATTACCAACGAGTGTCTTAGAACCGCTTTGTAAGGCTTTAGATACTACTCCTGCTTATATTATGGGATGGACTGATTCTGAACTTTCATCGACGCTACCAACACAGTCTGAAAATGATAATAATAATGATATTTTTTCTAATCATGAAAAGAAAGTTATTAATGCATATCGTAATAAACCTGAAATGCAGCCAGCGGTTGACAAGCTGCTCGGGGTGGAAGATGATTCAAATGAAGAGTATGTTACAGTTTTAACCGCTTCGAGAAGCAGCGATAACAGGCCTATTGAATTTCAAAAAATTTCAAAAGAAAAACTTGAATTGCTTAAAAATGCTAAATCTGTTGAAGATGAATCCGATCTGTAATTTGTAAATAAAAAGCACCTTATGGGTTAAAATACCTATGAGGTGCGATAAAATGGATTATGGTAAATATAAAAATGCTCGTAACGCTGCGTGGCAATGTATATTAGACTACGATATTAGGACACTGCCTGTCACAGTTACGAATATTATTAGAAAATCAAATGATATCAACTTAGTTAAAAACAGCGATGTTAATATTCTTCAAAACGATGCAAGTGGTGTTACAATTGTAAATAATAACAGTTTTATAATTGTATATAGAGATACAGATAGTTCACAGCGCTGCCGGTTCACTATTGCTCACGAATTAGGACACATTTTGCTCGGACATATGCTCGTGGGCCAAATAGCATACAGAACATTTGCAGTACAGAATGATACCGAGAGCGCAGCTAATGTATTCGCTCGTGACTTGCTTGCTCCTGCGTGCGTTCTGCACGAATTGCAGATTTTAACCGCTGCGGAAATATCTATGTTCTGTAACATAAGTCTTGAAGCAGCAACTTACAGAGCTAACAGAATGCAAGAACTTGAAAAAAGAAATGCTTTCTATAAGCATCCGCTCGAAAGAGAAGTAGTAAAGCAGTTTATAGAATTTATCAATAAAAAGAAAAGTCAGTCACAGGTGGAGCTATGACTGACTAAAAAAGATATGAGAAGAAAGCGCACTCCTCGCTACTATTTTACATTATGTGACATATATTGTCAATGAAATGCATTTTATTAAATAAAAAGAGGAGCGTAAAAAATGGGTTTATTATCTAAATTATTTGGCAAAAAGCAAGAACCGTCAAAATCAACTCCTGAAACAGGAAAATCACATATTAAGGTTTTTAAAGTTGCAGGTGTAACATTTGATGACCGTCAAAAATATCTGAAAAAGTTAAAAGCTGACAAAAAATCCGGTAAAGCTATTAATGTAAAAATAGAAGAATACGATTTCAAGGGTGAGCCGGCTATCAGAATTATTGCTAACGGATATGATGTTGGAAATCTTCATAGAGAAGATGTTGCTTTTGTAAAATCAAATCAAGAGCGTATACTTGGCATTAATGATTTTACTATTGGCGAGCATTACGATGAGAATGAAAAAACGAGTTATAATGCAAAAGTCAAATTGCTTATTGCAAATAAATCATAAAGAGAAACGCTTTAAAAGGAGTGCTTGAAATGGAAGTAGTAAAGCAGTTTAAAGAGTTTATTAAGATATCGTGTGATTATAATTAACTAAAAAGGAGAGAATTAACGATGAAATGTAAAAAATGTGGTGCAGAAATCTCTGATAAATCCAAATTCTGCGATAAGTGTGGGGGAAAAGTGGTTATTCCGATTGAACAAAAACCGTTATTTACCGACAGTGAAACGGACCTTAAAGAAAAATCAAGCGCGCCGTCACGATTTGATGAAAAACCCGTTGAATCAAACGAGCCAAAAGTAAAATGTCAGAAATGCGGTGCAATCGTACCTGAAAGTTATACTTTTTGTGATAAGTGCGGAGAAAAAATTATATTACCGCCAAAGCCACAACCGTTGTTTAAAGATAACATTGCAGATGTTAATAACCATAATAATCAAATTGAAAGTAAAGCAAAAAACAAGGAAAAGAAAATGATTAAAGTTTTAGCATGTGCTCTTGGTGTAGTTTCTTTTGTAGCGATTATCTCAATTGCAGTAGCTTTGACAGGTAATAAATCGGTTCAACCGGCTGATGTGGCTACAACGCAACATATAAATGATTATGATAAAACTTCAAAAGTTGAAAGTTTTACTTATAAGGAATATCCTACAGAAAAAGAAACCATGGCAGAGTCAAAAACAGAAACAAAGCCTCAATCTAAGCAAGAATCTAAAACAGAGTCGAAAGTTGAATCAAAGGCGGAATCAAAAGTTGCAGATGATAAGCATGATAATAATTTATCATCAGACCAAACAAATGCTCTGCGCTCGGCTAAAGGATATTTGGCTGTTATGCCTTTTTCATATCAAGGACTTGTTGAACAGCTTGAATATGAACAGTATTCTCACAACGATGCAGTTTATGCAGCTGATAATTGCGGAGCGGATTGGAACGAACAGGCTAAAAAGTCTGCAAAATCATATCTTAGTACTTCAGCTTTTTCCGAGAGTGGTTTAATAGAACAACTTGAATATGAAAACTTTACTCACGATCAAGCAGTTTACGGAGTAGATAATTGTGGAGCAGATTGGAACGAACAAGCTGCAAAAACAGCTAAATCATATCTTGATGTTATGTCTTTTTCAAAAGATGAATTAATTGAACAACTTGAATTTGATGGATTTACTCACGATCAAGCCGTTTATGGAGTAGAACAAAGTTATTGATTATAAATAAAAAACCGCCCGTTACTGTTGCGCAGTAACGAGCGGAAGATCACTTACAGGGTGCAAGTGATGCAGTTAAATGCAATAATATTGTATCACAATCCCTTGTGTTTTGCAACAGCTTAATACAAGGGATTTTTGCACCCTTTTTTAAACAAAAGGAGTGTTTTATATGGCAGAACCTAAGAAAATGCCGTCGGGCAACTGGCGTGTGCGTGTTTTCATCGGCAAAGATAAAGACGGAAAGAAAAAGTACAAATCTATTACAGCAGCAACGAAGAAAGAGGCAAAAAAGGCAGCGGATAGATTTGAGCTGTCACTGACTACATCTTGTATCGATTATAATGACCTCACGCTTGAGCAGGCTTACGGAATGTATATTGATAGTAAGTCAGCAGTTCTTAGCCCAAGTACCATAGCTGGATATGAAAAAATTAAGCGTAACTACTTTACTGAATTAATGCCGTTTAAGCTTACTAAGATTACTGCTGTAATGATTCAGAACTCAGTTAATGCGTTGTCGGTCAATCACAGTCCTAAGACTGTACGAAATGCTCACGGCTTATTGTCTGCTGTCTTAAAAGTGTATTATCCTGCATTGACTCTTAATACAACATTGCCTCAGAAAGTTAAACCGCAATACACCATTCCGACAACGGAGGACATTAACAAGTTGCTCGAACTTGCAGATGATAGACTGCGAGTTCCCATCAAGCTCGCAAGCCAAGGTTCACTACGCCGTTCCGAAATATGTGCATTACAGCCTTCTGATTTCAACAGTTTCGGGGTAAGCATAACTAAAGCGGTAGTCGCTGACAATAACGGTAAATTTATTGTCAAGACAACAAAGACCGAGGCAGGCACACGCTTTGTACCACTGCCGTCTAATCTCATTAAGGAGTGTAGGAAATGGCAGTACTTTGGTATTTCCCCGTCAACTCTTTCAAGTGCCTTTAACCGCCTTGTTGAAAAAGCAGATGTGGCACATTTTAGCTTTCACAAGCTCCGCCATTATTTTGCGTCTGAGTGTCACGCACAAGGTATCCCAGACCAATACATCGCCGAAATTGGCGGATGGCAAACCGTAGATATGTTACACAAAATATATCAACATACATTAAGAGATAAGACTGATACTATGGCCACAAAAATAGTCACGATGTTTAGTGCAAATTTTGCAGATGACCCGAAAGATGACACGAAAAGAAAAAAGGCTTGATTTTATCGGCTTTTTAATTGCTTTAAGTGAGGGTTCGATTCCCCTCATCTCCACCAAAACAAAAATCCAGCAGATAAGCCATTTTAAAAATTATTGGCTTGTTTGCTGGATTTTTTAGTTTGTGTATTTAATTGTAAAAAACAGAAATTAGCGGTAAAAATAGGTGTTTTGAGTATAAATGCAACACGAAATGCAACACGAATTTATAGAAAAAAGTGGCTGTAAATCGTGTTGCATTACTGTTATTGAATGATTAAGTTTTTTGTTTTTGGATAGCTTGTTGCCTTAAATACTTAACTTAGAATTATGCTTGGTTTTGTAGATTGCTTGAATCAGCGGTAAAATTATTCTGAAAAATGTTTATGATTTTCTTATTCATTTCTTTCTGCTTATCTCTTAGAGTGTGCTGATAGATATTTTGCAGTACTGCAACAGATTTCCAACCTCAGATTTGAGCTATGTGCTTGTCTGGGATACCGCAGGCGTGGAGTTCGGAAGCAAAGTAATGGCGTAGTTTGTGAAAGGATATATGCGGCACTTTACATTGTTGTACAAGTCTGTTGAATGAGTCAGATAGCTTTGCCGGAGAGCAACCAAAGTATTTCCATTCTTTGACCTCTTTTATGATGTGAGGAGGCAAGGGAACAAAGCGATTACCTGCATTCGTTTTTGGCGGCTTTATTACGACATTATTGTTTTTGTCATAGACAGCTGCTTTATTTACCGTTACTCCGAGGTCGCTTACATCGTTAAGAGTTAGGGCACACACCTCGGAACGGCGAAGACTGCCGGAGCTTGCAAGCAGAATTGGCACTCTTATGAAATCGTTTGCGTTGGCGAGCAGAGTATTGATTTCTTCTGTAGTGGGAATTGTGTATGTTGGCTCTACTTTTTGCGGTAGGCGAGTAGTAAGAATTAGCTGGGGCTTGTATGCACGCAGAACCGCAGACAACAGTCCGTGGGAGTTGCGTACTGATTTAGGAGATTTTGTTGCTGACATCTCGTTGACGGCAAGCTGAATATGCTCTTGATTTATATTACTCAGCTTCATAGGCATTAGCATTTTAAAATCATTTCGCAAATTTTTTTCATAGCCGTCTATTGTTGAAGGGGCAAGAACCGATGATTTGCTGTCTATGTAACAGCGGTATGCTTCCTGCAAGGTGAGGTCATTGTATGTTTTAGCACCTCTTTGCTTGTTATGACTGTATTCCTTTGCCATATATTCTGCCTCTTTTTTAGTTGAGGCGGTAAATGACTTGTAATGCCTTTTATTGTTTTCGTCTGTATAATCATATTCAAGTACTCGCCAGTTGCCTGATTTTAATTTTTTTGCGTTTGCCATGATCATCCCTCCTGCAATTGGTATCGGCTCTTGAAGTAAAAATGCCGACACCTTTCAATTTTCCTTGTACTGTTCCAGCAGTACGAGGATTTTTTTATTTTAATTGTTATTTCGCTTTTTTCTATATATAGTGATTTGCAACAGATTTACAACAGAAATCAATAAACCCTGCTGTAAAACCCTACGGCTTTGCCGAGGATACGGACTTTGTTCATTTCTTCTTCCTTTGGCGGTCAAGCTCCTCAAGTTCGTCATCTTAAAATCATAGATAATGATACTATTATTTTTCATATTTATGGACTGCGTAATAATAAAGTGCACCTAAAACAAACCATAGAATAATGGTAATAATGCCAAGATACATATACATATCATAGTCATAATATGATTTTGGCATAAAAAAGAGTGTGTTAATTTCTGCAATTGCTATTGAAACACCGCTGTAAATTGACGGGATCCAATATAAATAATACTCTTCTGTCAGGTGCTTTCCTATTACCGCTAATAATACAGGAATAATTAACCACAAATTTTTTATATCAAAGTATGAACCTATAAGAAAACAAGGAGAGCACAACGAACCATATAAATAGAATCCGCTTACAAAACTTAGAAACATTTTAATTCCTCCGTGTATTATTATAATTGCTATTTCCTTTTGTCTATGATTAGTAATATCAATATTTAAAGGAGTATTATAAAAATGCAGTTTATTATACATTCATTTATAATTGATTAAATCATATATGAATTAATGCCTTGAAAGCTGTCGTCTACATAATAGCCTTCTTTTTCTTCCCTTGTGAGGTTATTATCTCGCCAAAAATTTTGTAATTTTTTTGCATTCGTTTCATCTCTATTATATATACTATAATCAAAAGCAAAACGGATAAAACTGTTAAAAGATAATTTTTGCTTATGAAAGACTGTGAAAGATATGTAAGTTGCAAGCATTTTTTCCATATCATACGGTCTAATAGTGCTTGACTTACTTTTATAATAATAATCAGTTAAGTAGTCTGATACAGTATTACTTATATACTGGCTCGTTAATTGGATTATTTTTTCTTGATTAACAGGATATTCCTTGATTGAATACTCTTGGCAATAAACAAAAAGAGTATAAAACTCACAAAAGCGATAAAGAGAATATTCTTTTGCCGCAAATTCATATTGAAACTTATCGGTTTTACATTTGTCGGAAATAAAGTATTTTGCCATGAACGAATAGTTCATCTTTTCAAAAGAAATAAATCTTTCGTATTCTGCCACTACATAAGAAGCGGAAGCAGAAGAATTAATTGCATTAAGGATAACCTGTACATTTTTTTCGTTAAACCAAAACTTTTGGTATTTGTCGTTTTTAATATTTGCAAATACTCCGAAGACAATCCATGGGACGATTGCAAGAAAAATAATTAATGTACCTGAAAAGTTAAATGCAATTATGTTACTGAATATTATATAGAGTAACATAAATTCGAGTAATGCTAAGAATGCTCCTAAAACGAATTTATATTCATACTTAAAAAAATAAACTATGTTGCCAATAATATTTGAAAAAATTTTTTTCATAATAAAATTCCTTTTTAAACAAATTTGTTAATTATTTGCACAGTAAGTTGTAAAATAAAAAGCTACTTAAAGCTTATATACATAATTTTGCCGACACGCCTATCTTAACGGTAAAAGAAAGAACGACATTGAGGAGTATGCCAAAATCTGTGATGCACTTAATGTGACATATGATTTATTCTTAACCCAAGAACAGACGGCATAAGAATGCAGGTAAGCAGATGTTTACGGAGGCAAGCGAGGAGGGATTAACCACTATTGCCAATACTATGACAGACTGTATTATTAACGGTAATATGTCATCTATAGCACTTGAATACCAGGGGTACATTGATGAGGGTTACACAAAAGAGGAAGCAACAGCAAAATGCGCAGAGAATTTTGGAAAACAGGTGTTACTTGATGCAGCAGGCGGTGCTGTAAGCGGCGGTGTACTCGGCGGTACGGTAAGCGGCATTAGTTATGCCAAAGGCAAAATAAACAGCAATATTGATATGAAAAAGAGTGCGGAAGAGATTGGCAAAGAGGTTATGTCAGATGAGAACTTTGACATTAATCTGCTTTTGGAACAAGCAAAAAACAGCGGTAGTGAAAAGGCTGTCAGTATTGCAAAATCAATTGAAAAGAAGATGAGCGGCAACAAGAACTACAAGGTAAACAGCGTTGATGTTGGCAACCTTATGAAACTTATCGGTGCTGAAAGTTTAAAAAATACGATTAGTGAAAACACTGATGTAAAAAATGACGGAGTTGCCGCAAATGAAGGGAATATCAACACTGTAAGCAAGGAAGAGATTACAGAACATATAAAATATAACTTTGGCAACAGTCATAAAAACGGCATTACGGCAACAGACAATAAAGGCAAGAGTGTTGTTATTGTAGGATTTGAAAGCAGTGCGAGATATTACGGAGAAGCGGATAATAAGGTGCGTGTTATTGCTGATGACGGCAGGGTATATAATGCAGACAGTTTGACTTTTAATCTTCCGGAATATCAAAGTCTTATGAATGCTGCGAAAAACTTTGATACAAACGGTGCGGGCACGTTTGTGCAGGAATACGGCGATTATGTTAATTTTAAAGGCAAAGAAAGCGATATTAATAATTATATAGATACATTTACACAGTTATACGAAGCGGGAAAAATGGGAGCCCGTTATAACAGAGTAGCCGCAATGAAATATTACGGGAAATATATTGACGCAATCGGTCCGCAGAGAGCAATGCTTGCGGTTGAGGCGGGCAATAAAGATTCTGATTTATTCTTCAACAATGAAGAAAAACTTGCGAGAATAGACAGAAGTTCAAATGTAAAGGCTAATGTGTATGTTGAGAAGAGTGCCGAGGAAACGGTAAACCTTGATGAGGGTACAAGACTTGCACTTGAAAAATTAAGTGAAATGACAGGCAAGGAGATTATACTCACTGCCGATATGGACGAAAACGGAAGAATTGATTTTAGAAACGGTAAAATATACATAAGAGCAAGCCTTGACGGCAATTATATTTTACCTGTTGCAATGCACGAAAGCATGCATTCGTTTCGCAGGGAAAGTTCGAAAGATTACAGGCTTATAAGAAACTTTGTAGTGGACTATCTGTATGCGAGCGGTCACGATGTAATGAAAATGGCTGATAATGTTAAGATTAATTACGGTGACAGATTGACCACGAACGAGGATTGCATAGAAGAAATTGTCTGCAACTCCATTATGGCTATTGCAGGTGATGAAAGTGCAATGCATAAGGCTTTGCAGGTTGCAAAGGCAGATGAGGGGGTTCTTCAAAAACTTGCAAATGCAATAAAAAATCTTGCGAGCAAAATTAAAGAGTTTATCATTACTCATACAACAAACGAAGCAGCTCAAGCATTTGTAAATGATGTAAAGGCGCTTGACAAACTTGCAGAAATGTTTAGCAATGCAGCGGATAACATTAAGGCAAAAAGTGAAGAAGTAATTACAAATGAGCAAAAAAATAACACCGGTAAGGGTGTTGAGAGTGGAGATGTTAAGTATTCAATTAAAGAAAATGTAAAAAATAAGGTTTCAGGTGAAATATATGATAAGGTGGTTGTTCTTGATACAAACATATTTAAAGGGATTCCACCACGCAATTGGGGTAAAACTTTTAGAAATTTTATTTCAAAACATCTTATAGGAAAAAAGTTTTTAACATTTGACGAGAACGGTAAAGAAGAAATTATAGAATTTGCAAAGCCAAATGAACGAGTAACCAAAAATGGTGCTAACAACAGTCATAAAGTTATTGATAAATTATCAAGAAAGTCAGACAGAAACAGTAAGTTAGTAATCGTTCATTCTGATGAAGTAATAAATATTTCAGAAAAGGAAAATGAAAATGCAGAACATTCACATCAATGGTTAGATGAAAACGGATGGGAATTTAGAAATGCTTTTGTAATGGATAAGTATGGTAAAATATACTCGGTAACATTAAATATTGCAAAGTCTAAAGATGGGCGAAATATACTTTACGATATAAATAAAATAAACGAAGTTGGGTACGGCGACGTGCTCTCAAATGCCAAAGGCAAGAGGAGCTCGCACATAAACCCCAACTTCGTCACTAACAGTATATCTCAAAGTGAAAATAATGTCAATACGAAAAATGACGAAAGTGGCAATGATATCAAATACAGCATGGGAGGATTGAAAGCAGAAACTGCAGACAAGAGTGCACTTGAGAAAGCTATGGAGCTTGAAAAGGACGGTACAGATTCCG